TGAGCGATTACCAAGTAACGAAGCCTTTATTAAGGATTATTCCGAAAATACAGGTATGGTTGCATTTTTGCAAGAACATAAAATCATCAGCACTAACAAACTGTGTTCTGTTAGAACAGGATATGTGACGGTTGATAAGTATAAACTACTAGTATGAGACCAGTAGTAGAACTAAAATATAATGAAGAACCTCCAAGGATCCCAACTAGAGAAGAAGTCAGAACATTCCCTGATGATTTCTTTGGTACTCCTGCATGGTATAATAAGGAGTTTGGGATAGGTAAAAGTCCATTAGCTTGTGACAGTAGTGAGTACTATTATAAGACATATACTTACGCTGGTATTACTAGCATGAGTATTTATAATGTATTTGTATATTTACCGAAAGAAAAAGTAGCTAAAATATCAGGTAAAGGTGTAAGTTTTTACTGTGATAGTTTAGAAACATTTGATAACTTAATCAATATCCTGAATCATGAAAGACTTTGATACCTTACTGGCAGAATATGTTGAAGGAAAACTGGATGAAAAAGAGTTACTTAGTACCCTTCAATCTAATTACGATAAGATTAAAGAGGTGCATACGCTTACTAGAAATATAGGACTTAAGTTCTATCTTAAGAAATTGGCAAATAACATCGTTCACTTAAAAAAAGAATTAAAACCATGAGACTACTTTTAGCATTAATGGCTTGGCTATACTTACTTCCTGTACAAGGGCAGTATACTTTAGCCAATACCAGTACATCATTTGATGTACATAGTGGTACCAATACAGGTAGTACTATCTTAGTTGATGGTATTACTTTTCAAGTATATGAGTCTAATGGCAGGTATGTCAAGCTGACTCATAAAAATGGACATCTTTATCCTTATTGGATAGGAAAAGATACTGGAATCTTGCATAATGGCAAGGAAGTAAGAGCCTCTTTAACTAAGGATCATTTTTACTTAAAGGTTCATACAAATCATTTAGGTAGAATTTCCCTAAGGAAAATCTATTTAGTTAAATGAAATTTTCTAGTCCCAGTATCAGGACTATAAATCCTGATACTGGGTTTTAACCCTAAGACAAAAGAATAATTAACTACTCACTTTGTTCACAGGGGTCAATCTTAGGATTGATGTTCTGGATAAAGGTGAGTGGTAAGAGGGACTCCAAAAGAGGAGTTACCTCTTATTTAATATGATGCCGTACGTTGAATGTATTTAGTTTACATAAAATCTTTGGTTGATGACAACAGGTAATCGTATGATTTTATAATTACAAAGTAAAAAGCTCCTCACTGACTGTTATACAGAGGTGAGAGTATATAGAAAGCAGGTGAAGCTCCTGAAGTAGTTATAGATGAGGCAGCATTTAGATCTATCTAAGTGCCTTCAATAATGAAAGTTATTGTCGTATATACTATTTATAGTATAATTGTGCGACTCTACTTATGTAGAGTGATATTATTTCATTCATCTCAATTAGCATTTAAAAATAATATAATTGGATGTAGGAAATTGGATTTTTTCAGAAGAAGAAGATAGGTGAAGAGGAGTTAACGCTCCTCTTTTCTTTTTTTCACAAACCACTTACTTATGTATTACGAACAATTTGAAGTAAAAAAAAGTCGAATATTTGAATTTAGACAAGCCTATAAAGACTCTGATAAGAGTCCTAAATTTGTGCTTGAATTTGCACAAAATGAATTAGAATATTGTGCCTTCCTGTATGAAGCAGGCAAACAAGACGCAATAGGATTATTAGAAAATACCGATCAAGACCACTTTTCCTATGAAAAGTGTGACACTATTGAGGAGTGCTTAGGAATCTCAAAGGAAAGGTCTAAAGAATTATTTTTTGGCTTCAGAAGTACTGCTGAAGAATCACAACAGAATGGTGTCGATAATGTCAGCTTCCGAACCTTACAAATAGCTGATGAACTCACAACGTCTATCAATGAGTTAGCATATTTACACTTTATAATTGGACGAGTCATGGAAGCCTCTAAGAACCCTTTAGCAGAGATTCTTAAGAGATTAAGAGGATAATAAGCCTTTTAATCAATATTTACTTAATTTTTTAACTATCTAAAAATATAAACATGTTCAACAAGAAAGATTTGATGGCCTTAATGGCCCAGCAACTAAACAAGGTTGCTCCAATAACGGAAACAACATTCTCTGATGATTCGGAAAAAATCATTATCCCAAAAAATATGGATAAAAAAACAGCATCAGAGGAACTAATGAGACAGTATGAAAGTGAGGAGGAGGAAGTTGACGTATCACAGTCCTATGACTGGGACTGGCAAGATACCCTGCATGCAATAAAGAAGGTATCAGAAAATACCTTCGGATGGATTCAAGGGAAAACGATCCATTCCTTCTTTGGCTCTTCAAGACCAACCTATATCCAAATCTGCACGGATATTAAAGATGGTAAGAAAGTCTATGAGGAATGTTTCTATGGAAACTCTGTGATCTCCTCATGGGAAGATGCTGACATGAGCATTAGTATCAACCGAGCAGGGAAGGTGGGTATTAATCTCACCTGTAAAAAAAGGTACAAAACAAGAGTTCTTAAATTCTTGAAGTCTGTCGATGAATTCATAAAAGAGAATTCAATTTATTTGAACAAAGCCATTATGGTCAAGTCCCATCGCAATTATGGAATTGAGTTGGAGATATTAGAGGTTAAAACTAACCCTAATATTGTTCTGAATCAGATTTCTGCAAAGACGATCAACAACTACATCATCAATGAGCTTACCCAACCCAAAAAGCGCACCTATTTATTTACGGGGGCGTATGGAAATGGGAAGTCAGAAACAGCTATGAATATAGCTGAAAAAGCTCTTGAAAAGGGTTTAACCTTTTTCTATGTAGAGAATACTGATTACGTCAAAAATGCGATTGATGTAGCTTTGAAGTATTCTACCCCAGAAAAGGGCGTTCTGGTATTTGCTGAAGATATCGACCAAAAGGCTTCAGGGTCTCAAAGAGATGCTGAAATGAATTCCTTTCTGAATCAAATTGATGGAGTTACGGCTAAAGGTCGTAATATCAAGACTATTCTTACTACTAATCATGCTAATAAGATTAGTCAGGCTCTTCGGAGACCAGGCAGAATTGATATTGTAGTAGCTTTTGACAACCCATCAAGATCTGAAAGTATTCAAATTATTAAGAACTTCTGTGGAAGTGCTCTTAGAGATATTGATTGGGATACTCTTGATATTGTAGACAATGTTTCTGCCTCTGTTATTGCAGAAGCTTGTAAGAGAGCCAATACGTACAAAAGCCATACTAAAGGTATAATCAGTCATGATGATCTTCAAGTAGCGCTCACTTCCATGGTGAGACAGGCACAATACATGGCAGAGGATTTGGAGGAAGATAATTCACTTGAAACAGCCGTTTCACGAATATTCTCTCCAGTAATTTCTCCAATTATAGATAAATTGGAGCACATTGAAGAATCTATGTAAGATTTTTTTCTTAACTTAAGGGAAAGTAATCCCACTAAATTTAAAAAGATGAATAAAAGACTTCTGATTTACGTCTTTTTAATGGTAGGGATTACTTCCTGCCATTCTCAAAGACTTTTAAAGACATCCACTATGATCACTACTAACGTGATTTATAAGGATAAGAATAAATCCGGGCAACCTTATAAGGTAAGCATTGGGTTTAAAGCCTTTAGATTTCAAGCATATAGGAAAATTAAAAAGGATGGAAGTGTCAAACTAGCAATGGTAATGACAACACCAGATAAAATTAAAATTCCTGTATCATATTTTGAACCTACTAATGAGGTATCATTAGATGGAAGAGAGATATTTAAGGATGATAAAGGTAAATTTGTTTTCAAGAATGGTAAACTCCCGAAGAGAGAATACCTATGAATCTTAATGGAGTACTAAAGCTTGAAGAAGCTATACTGCCTTATGAAGGTAATGAATATTATTACAGTAAAGAAAGACTTCATTATTGTAATGACTTAGAATCTGTACTCGAAATGAGTAAAAGTCATACTATGTATAGAATTAATCTATATGTAGGAGGCAAACAGATTCTAGGTATTTTACCTTCTAAGATAAAGAAATCTTTTATTATGAAAAATAATAAAAGATGTGTAATTCAAATGCAATTAATTGCATCAGATGGAGAAGAACTACAATTAGAACCGAAGAAAAAAGATAATGTATTAGTTGTATATTCGTACACTAATACACAAACATACGAGAATCAACTAGGATGTACTCTTAAGGAATTAAGGTATATCCTCAATGAATATCGCATCCTTATTGAAGAATGCGGAGATTGTTTTGATACAGAAGTAGAGAAGCAATTCTTCAAAGATATAGGACTAGAGTAAAAGGGAGGGATGGATGGAAAAATTTACTTAAAGCCCTTGAGTCTTTTAGACTTTTAGGGCTTTTAGTCCTTTTACAGCCTCATGATGTAATGGAAGCATTACTGCCTTCTAAGCAGTTCGTTCAGGTTCAAATCCTGATGGGGTTACTATGAAATCCGTTACTATTTGGGCTATTGAGAAGCGCATTCACTTTTCTGATCGAGAGATTAAGAGATTGAAGGAGATAGGAGTGAAAGTGCAAAACTCTCCAGCCCGTATGTACATACTTGCAAAAATTAGGACTAATTATCCTGATGCGTGGAAAAACTTGAGCACTGCTCAACAAATCTTTCCTCAAGCAGTAAAAGTTACATAGGACTGAACTCCCCGTGAGAGAGTGTTGTCTCACACAGAGAAGGGCTTGTCCCTTCTCATCTTTTATTGATGATTAGTTTTAAATTTAATGGGAAATATAACAAGGCTTTTATTACAGATATAATAAAAGAGAGGTTCCCTAATGTCACTCCTATATATCGAAGGTATGGATCAGTATTAGGTACATATAGAGTATACTTACCTGAAATAGAAGGTATGTATGAACTATGCCAAGGATTAGGTTCTTCGATATCCTATGTAAAAACAATTCCAAAAGATTCTTTTTGGTGTATACCTACTAATAATATTTATAAGGATGTAATCATTGAAAAGAATTGTTTCACCTTTAAAAAGACAAAAGATGCTAAAGACAAAAAATCGCAAAATAAAGGTTAATGCAGTCACTATCGACTATGTGACCTTACGACAAGCAGTATTGTTAATAAGGGCTTTAAATAACCAACTGCGATTCCATATTTTAGACGTATTGGAAGCCTTTGGAACCTTAAATGTAACTGATCTGTATGTAAAATTACGTACTGATCAGTCTAAAATGTCCCAAGAGCTTGCAGTATTAAGAAGAGCCAACTTAGTACATTACGAAAGGAAAGGAAAGAGTATCTATTATTCGGTTAATAAAGAAAGACTCTTACAGTATAAAGCCTTCTATAACTATTTTGGAGGGTTAGACGCATGTGCTAGGGTACTTAGAGCACTAAGTCATCCGCTTCGTATGAAAATATTGAAGTATATACGAAAAAAAGACATTATTAATGTCAACAAAATTTACAACACTTTAAAGTTGGAACAATCTATTACTTCGCAGCATTTAAAAATTTTGCGGGAAACAAGTATAGTTGGTGCTGGGCGTGATGGAAAATATATCTATTATGATATAAATGAACGGTACTTAAAAGACTGTATACAGAGAATCAAGAAGTTCGTAAATACATAAACCGAGTTAAGGTTGAAATCCCTTAGGCTAAAAGCCTAGAAATCTCTCATATAATAGTTGCCTTGACGTGGCATGAGAGCTAAGGACATATGTTCTTCTAAAACTATATCAAACTAAAAAATATAAAACATGTTTAAAGCCTTTAAAATCCATGTGGAGAATGCCGTAAAATTCTTAGAAAGCAAGTCTACGCTCTTTACTACAGAGGTATCCAAAGAGGAGCTATGGGATACGTATATTAACTCATTCCCAACAGGGACAGACCCTATTTACATCTCCGAGACAGTACACACCTGTAACTGTTGTAAGTCTTTTATAAGACGTTATGGTAATGTAGTGGGGATAATAGACAATAAAGTAATTTCTTTATGGGATAATTATGAGAATTTACCCCATCCTTACAATGTAGTAGCCGAGAAGTTAAATGCTTTAGTAGCTACAAAGAGTATTAATGGGGTATTCCTTACTGAAGAAACCAGTATGGGTACTGATTACAATCTTGGGGTTGACCCTAGTTCTGAAAAGTATGAAAAACGATTTGAGCACTTCTCAGCTCAAACACCAGTTAGTTGTATCTCTAATGATGTAGCTACTAAGAAAGGGGAGTTTCTCCAAACTTATGCTGTAATAAAGAGAAGTATGAATGAGTTCTCAAAAGAGTCCATTGATAGCGTAATGGATCTTATTAATGAAGGTACTTTACCTAGAGCAGAACAGTTTCGATTTGCTATTGAAACATTTCAAAGGTTCCAATCTGAATGGGAAGGTACTGAAGAAGAACTTTGGATAGCTACTGCCAAGTATGGTAGAAAATTAGCCATTAGAAACACAGCAATAGGGACGCTACTTATTGAAATCAATGAAGGAATACCTTTATTAGATGCAGTTACTAAGTTCGGTAGAACTATAGTAGGTGTATCCTATAAGAGGCCCAAAGCCATATTTACAAGAAAACAAGTCCTAGAGGCAGAGAATAAGCTTAAAGCATTAGGCTTTGAGGATAGTATTCCTGTAAGGCATGCAACGTTAGGAGACTTAAACATCCAACATGTATTCTGGACAAGTTCCAAAGCAAAGAGTCTAATGTCAGGAGCTCTGGATGGACTATTGGAAGACCTTGTAGAAAAAAAACCTGCCTATGGTACTGAAATGGATATTCAAGCCTTTATGAAAATTCTTCCTACTATCAAGGATCTAGAAATTTTAGTAGAGAACAATCATGAAGGTAACTTTATGAATATGTTAGCTCAAGAACGAGGCCCTAGTATCTTGGCCTGGGATAATGGGTTCAGATGGAGCTATAATGGAGAGAATACTATATCATCTATTACTAAATCTGTTAAGAACAGAGGAGGAAATGTAGATGGTTTATTAAGATTCTCTATTTCTTGGGCTGATAATGCTGAAGACAATTCGGACTTAGATGCTCATTGTTCGTATCTAGATAAACATATTTATTATTCTAGAAAACGAACTGAACATGGACACTTAGATGTAGACATACAAACTCCCAAAAGTTATAAGAGTGATATTGTGGAGAATATAGTATTCACTGAACTAGTAGATGCAAAGTTTAAGTTTAGAGTACACAATTATGCCCTTAGGGGTGTTCAAAAAGGATTTAAAGCCGAAGTAGTATTTGGAGGGACTACTCACTCTTTTGTTTATAACAAGGGATTACGTCAGGGAGAGTTTGTAAATGTAGCTACTGTAACGTGCAAAAATGGTAAAATGAGTATGAAATCTCATATACCTAGTGAAGCACAATCTCGAAATATTTGGGGAATTAATACGCAAAAGTATCATAAAGTCGATACCTTTATGCTCTCTCCTAATTATTGGAAAGATAAAGTAGGAAATCCTCATTACTTCTTCATTATAGATGGGGTTAAAAATCCTAGTTCTGTAAGAGGAATATACAATGAATTTTTAAATCCTGTATTACAACAGGAGAAAAGAGTTTTTGAAGCATTGGGAGCTAGAACAAGAGCTTCTTATTCTGATAACCAACTTGCTGGTCTAGGTTTCTCTGTTAATACTAAAGATAGTATTACAGTGAGAGCAGATGGGAAAGTTATAAAACTTAAGTTCAATGGACATTTTCAAACAAGCCCTAATACAAAAGTTAAAGTTTCCAACCGTTAAAGGTTGGGTTAGCACTGAACAATTATTTGATTTACATGCCTGTTTTAGCAGGGAGATGGATAATAATGAGAATCAACGTCCGTCCCTTAACTATGCTCTTAGAGAGCTTTCAAAATTAAGGAAGACTACAGAAGTAGAAACTTTGACTAATGTAGGGGAAGATTCTACTCTATCTTTACAAATTGAAGTAGTGAAAGCTGTTTTTGAGTATAAAAAAGATTTATACATAAAACAGACTAAGATGTCTTCTGTAAAGAAAGAAGTACAGGAGATTTTAGAGTTAGCTAAATCAGCTGATTTGGAGGCATTAAAAGCAAAAGGTGGCGATGCATTGCGTAAGCAGGCGAAAAAACTCTTAAAGAGTATCTGATGTTTTAGGTCTTTCTTACTCTAGAAAGACCTAATTCTGGCCCATGGTGAAACTGGTTATCACGTCGCGCTCATAACGCGGTATTTAGGGTTCAAATCCCTATGGGCCAACTATTTATATTACACACTAAATCAAATATTATGTTACCAGAAACATTAGAAGAGAGTCTAAACGCTCTGGAATACTACAAGGCGTTACTAAGTACTAGTACAAATGAAAAGATGAAACTAGTATATATGCGACGTATTGATAATTTAGAAGCACATATTCGTGTTTTAAGATTAAAAAGAAAACTTTAATCTACTTTATTATAATTAGTATCTAATACTTTTATCTTAAAGTACAAAATTTTTATTATGTTTAATAACGCTATACCTAATATAGTAGTGTTTTTGTGTTTAATTGCTTTAAGTATGCTATTAATTAACATTGAAGTATTATCTTTAATAAGCTTGATCTTAGCTATTTTGTTAGGTAGTCTAACTATTTATAGAATGGCAACGAGTAAAATCATTACTTTTTAAATATGAAAAAGGATAAAGTTCAAGAACTTGATCATGGACTGTACACAATTTATTGGAAACAATCCGTTGGAGGAGGCAAGTCACTCGCTGCTGTTGGTTCTTTAGCTAATGGCGACATGTGGTATGCCTGTACGAATTTTATTAGTCCTAAAAAAAGTATTGATTGGAAGTTTGTAAAGAAAGTAAAATTGATTAGAAGTTAATACCTTATAAATAAGATACCCATGAAATACACACTATTACTACTCCTTTGGTTTACTACCTTAGGAGTAAGACACCCTAACATTATGTATGCTGGATCTTCTTCCTGCATAGAAGTAGTTGATATAAAGCCTAGTACTCATACAGTATTAGTAGAACTTACCAAATTGATCAATAGTGAATGTTGGTCTGAAGGCTTTCTAGGTAAAAGAGAAGTACTAGGAGTAATTATGTCCCGAGTCCTACATAAGAAATTTCCTAATTCTATATTAGGCGTTATTTATGATAAAGGGCAGTTTGATGGAGTAGGTACAAAGTATTTCATCTATACTGAGGAGACATATAAACTAGTGAAGCAATGGTACTTGGAGAAATATGTATCCAAGTATTTATTCTTTTATAACCCTTGTTCATCTACTGATACAAGATTTATAAGATGGGTCTATAAGAAATATCCTAATACTTTTTTTATAGACAACCATTTATTTCACGGAGAGTAAGTAGAAGAAGTTAGATAAAGACTTTCATTTAGAGGGCTTTCTGATGTATTTCAGGAGCCCTTTTTTATTCTTAAATTGAAAAATATGGACAAGATAAAAAATTGGGAAGAATATAGACCTAGAGCATTTGAGTACAAAGGCCAATGGATTTATAATTGGTTTTCAAATATGATTCCTTTTACTACCCCTATTATTGTTCAGAATATAGCTTACTACAGTGTTGAGAACTATTATCAGGCTATGAAATTTAAAGACGCAAGAAAACGTTTGTACATAGCTAGATTAGAGCCTCATAGAGCTAAAAGAGAGGCTAGAAAACTTGTACTAAGAGAAGATTGGGATGACACTATGGCTATTAAGGTAATGAAAAAAGCCTTACTTCATAAGTGGAGTCAAGGACCTTTTAGGACACAATTGTTAAAGGCTAAACTTCCAATTATAGAATGGAACAATTGGAATGATAAAAAATGGGGAGTAAGTGTGAAAGACAATGAAGGACAAAAACCTTCTAGGAAACTTATTAACAGATATAAAAAATAATCTAAAATCATGACAAAAAAAGAAATAGAAAGCTTATCAGTAGGAACTCGTTTAACTATTTTAGAAAGGCCTCTTTCTTATAATGTTGAATCAGGTAGCCATGGTTTAGATTCAGTAGATTATCCATATAATCTTAAGATAACAAAGTTAAAATTAACAGGACCTTATCCTAGTTTTACTTGTGAAAAGGGTTATGGATGGAGTCTTCATGAAAAGAATTTAGACTTTTATACTTTTTCTTTTAGCGTAGGTAACTGGATTACCATTACTAAAGGAAGTAACTGGTCAAAAGCAATGGACAAATTTATAGGAAGAACTGTCCAGATAACTAAGGTAGATCCCTTGTTTGATTGTATTACTTTTGATGGGTTTGAAGGATGGTCATGGTGTTATGTAGATAATCATTTTAGACCTGCTACAAAAGATGAAATTAACGCTAAAAAGTGGGATATGAGTATGTCTTTCGGGGATCTTGAAGATTTACCTGAAGGTGTAGTTGAAAAGTTACCTGAAGAATCCCCTGAAAAGCCATCTGAAAAAGAAGTGCAAAAAATAATTTTTAAATCTAATAGATATACTCCTGTTATTCATCTTAACAGAGCATATCAAACTATAAAACTATAGTCATGCCAAAGAAAATATCATTTTTAAATCGTGTTAAAACGGAGTTAAACAAAACTGATGCCGATTTACAATTAGAACAAGTGCAGGATTTCCAAGAAGATACTCTTCTATTATTAGAAGGAGAAATCATGAGCAGAAAAACTATTACTATTCCTCAATTAAAGTTAGAGTTAGATAGGGCTCTTAGAGCTTTAGATAAAGCTAAACTTAGATACGAAAAGACAGCTACTGCTGTATTTAAACCCGGGAGTACAGACCCATATACACCTCTGGGTTATATATCTAATCGTAAAGATGCATTAGATGTAATTACTGATGCATTAAGTCTTGTAACCTCTCTTGAAAGAAAGATTGATGAAATTGAAGGAGAGATAATTACATTAGAGACTTTCAAAGAAGACTTAATATGAATACCTTTCAGATATCTTTTGTTGACGCAGTAACAGAGCGTCAGGTAGAAATATCAGTAAAGCATACTGAAACAGAAGAAGAAATGAACAAAAGATTTACAGCTTGGTATTTCTCATTAAGAAGGTTACCAGAGGATCCCTCGAAAGCCTTCAAAGAATTTCTAAATCTAAACTATTAGATATGGATATTAATGATATCTATAAAGTTAGTCCTGGGGATGTAATGATACTACATAATTTAGATAAGTGTAGAATCGGAGGAAGTTGTGTAACTTACCCTTACAAAGTACAGATAAAATCTTTCAGTGTAGATGAAAGCAAAATTGTTCTAGAAGGTAATGATAGAGTATGGGAGATAAACTTAGGTTTAATATCTAAATTACAATATATACCTCTTCGTAGTGATATTTGTACCCATCGAGTTATAGGTAGAATAAAGAGATCAAAATACAACTGGGCTAAGAAAATGGATAAAATGATAGGTACTTTCCACTCTTTTAGATTGGATGCTGCCAATTATTTAAATGAGTATGAGTATGTATATAGTGATGGCCATTTTGATATAATAGAGGTACCTAAAGCAATATCTATTAGGATGGATGATAAACTAATCTATTCTTCTTTTAGACAGTTTTATAATGTTTTAGGAGGAAGTACATTTAAATATAACTTTCCCTTTTATAACATTAATAATAAAGGTAGAGCAACGGGAGGTTCATTTGATACTGTATATAAGAGTACGCCTGAGTCTTTCTTTTTTGCCAAATACTTAGCGCCTTCTAATAATGAACAACTACAGGAAAGAGAAGAATTGACGATAGATAGAGAATATTATAAAGAACCTTTAATATCCTTCAATAAGAGTCCTAGAGTAGTAGCATCTAAATGTGTTACTAAATGGGATCATATGTTAAAAATTAAATTCAAATGAACTTTAAAGACAAAGTACTAGCGAACAAGAATAAAAGTGAACGTGCTATTTTGGAAGATCAAGTATCTGATTTTCAGGAGGATACACGTATTTTTCTTGAATCGGAAATTGCCATTAGGCAGACATCTGTAATACCTCAACTGAAATTAGAGGTGACAAAAGTAAAAAGAAAAGAGAGTAAAGCTGCAAAATGTCTTGTAAGTAGTAAAGTAAACATTTTTGGCAGTAAAACTATCAAAACTCCGAAACAGTGGATTGATGATATATTAGAGGAAAAAAATAAAATAAATGATGCTAAAGAGGAACAATTGAACCTCGAAGCTCAAATAAAAGGAGTAGAAAAAGAGATACTGAGTTTGCAAGAAATGTTAGCTTTATTAGCTTAATTTATAGGGAGGAAGATATAGATGCTTCCTCCCTTATTTAACTAGAGACAATGAAAAAAAATGAAAAAAATAACAATTCTAAAAAAGGAATTAAGAAATACGAATACAAGTATCGAGGCTTTAACCTATGAGTTAAATCAGCTTAAAACTAAGTTAAATAGACTTAGAACAAGGCAGTTGACATTACAGACCAGGATAAACAAAGGACAGAATAAAGATATTCATATTACTGATCATGCTATTGTACAATATTTAGTACGATATAAAAATTTTAGTAAAAAAGAGATTGAAGATTTTTTAATTACTAGAACTTTTTTGGATATTTACGAAGTACTACCTAATGATGGAGAATTCCCCAATGGAAATGGCCAGACATTGGTTATTAAAAATGGTAAAATAGTTACAGTTATATGATTTACTTTATAGGTAACACTCTCATAGATTATGAAGAGGAAGAAATCAAATCTTCTAGTGTAGATGACTGTCTTGAATATTTGAGAGGGCATCAGGTAATAGGACTAGATATAGAAACAAGTAGGAAATTTGATAGACATAAATATGTATCTAAGGTGTATAAACCTGGCTTAGATCCTTATCTAAGTAGAATATGTATGGTACAATTTTCAGCAGGTAATAGAGATTATGTCATAGATGCAAGAGTAATAAATCTAGAACCTTTTAGAGAGATTTTAGAGAGTCAGAATTATCTAAAAGTAATACATAATGCACAGTTTGAAGGATTACACTTTCTCCATTATGGTATGAGAATTGTAAACATTTGGGATACCATGCTGGCTGAAAAGGTATTATATAATGGATTATTTATAAAATATTCCTTAGCAGCTTTAGCTAATAGATACCTAAATATAAAGGACATTTCTGACAATAGTTTATTTGATAATACTATTAGTGCTGAATTTACAAGACTTATTAGATTCCATTCAGATGAAGAGGCTATGCAACTAATAGAATCTTCGTATTTAGATAAATCAACTCGTATGCAGTTTGTAAATTGGGGGGATAAACCTTTTACAATTAAACAAATTAAATATGGAGTTGAAGATAGTAGAATGGTATTGGATATTTATGGGATACAACGAAGAGGACGACTTACTACTACAGGGTTATATAAACCTAATTTTGACATTAGATTTGAATCTAATTTTACACAAGTATTAGCAAACATTACTTACCATGGCTTTAATATAGATGTAGAGAGATGGTTAGAGACATATGAAAAGAATAAGAAAAGAGCAGAAAGACGTTTAGAAATACTTAATACTTATGTAGAAGAAAATCACCCTGAATTTACAGGAACTATAGATTTATTTAATTACAAAGCTCACTGTTTAATTCAGTGGAGTTCTTCTAAACAGGTGCTTCCTCTATTTAAGAAATACGATCTGGCATTACGAGTTAAGTCTAAGAGTACAAATAGACTCGAATGGACAGTGGGAGCTACTCATTTACTAGATGAATTACCTGCTAAATTAAAAGGTGCATATTTTAAGCAAAAAGATGTACCTATAACAGATGCTGATACTTTATGTTTAGCCTATTTACTATATAAACGTAGTGAACAATTAGTAACTACTTTTGGTAAAGATTGGCTAAAATATATACATCCCATAACCAAAAAAGTACATAGTCGATTTAATCAGTATATGATTACTAATCGACTTAGTTCCACATCCCCAAATATTCAGCAAATCCCTGCTACTAAAGACTTTAGAGATTGTTTTATAGCACCTAAAGGTAAGAAGTGGTTATCGTGTGATTATGCACAACAAGAAATTAGAGTTGCAGCAGAAGTTCATAATAATCAAAAGATGAAAGATTTCTTTTTGGTACCTAATGCTTTTGATTCAGACTATCATTCATTCGCTGCTACTAATATTCAACGAATTATGAGGGAAGACCCTCATTACATGGTACCTCCTAAGTCTTCTCCAGATTTTACTAATGAACATTCTAAAGAACGAGGTCATAGTAAAACTATTTCCTTTCTCTTACAATTCGGAGGATCCCCTTTTACGTTAGCTAAACGATTAGGGATTACTGAAGAAGAGGCTGAAGAATTATATAATGCATATTTTGGAGGCTTTGAAGGATTGGACAGATCTTTCCATAAGCGTAAAAAGTTTATTCTTGAGAAAGGATATTCAGTTATATCCTCGTCACCCAAAAAACCTATAGATAAACGATATTTCTTTCCTTATTTTGAAAGAATGAAGGAATTAAAAAAACAAGCATATAGGCTTACCTCTTATCATGAGGGGCAAAGAATTCCACCAGAAGAAAAATTAAGACTTAGAACAGAAACTGAGTGGAGTAAAATATGGAAAGAATATATGTCTTATAAAGGAAAAGCGGAAAGGCGTGGTCTTAATACCCCTGTACAAGGATTAAGTAGTACTATGACAAAGATAGCAATGACTATTCTTTATAATAGAATATTAGAAGAGGATTTAGACTTACAGATGGTCATTCCTGTACATGACGAACTAAACTGTATTGGTTTAGAAGAACATGCTCCTATAATTGAAGAGGCTATGAAGAGAGCTGGTACTTATTTATGTAGCGATGTTCCTATGGATGCAGACTGTGAAGTAGCATCTTGTTGGGTACATTAAATTAAAACTATACAGTATGTTTCAATTTGGAAATTTTGGATATGAAGTTGGTTCTCCAGAAGAGCAAGTTATGTTAGAGTTATACGCCTTTTATACACAGAATGTTAAAGGTAAACGTATATCTAAGTCTATGTTTGGAATAGCTTTCTTTAGATGGTTGAGACATATTAATTATCCATTTGAAAAAATTGTAGATACTATTTATGAGCCAGTTACAATAGACATTGAGTATACATTAGTATAAAATTAAGAATCCGTATTTAGTTTCGAGGGAGAGTGGGTAGTAAGTACCCCTCTCCTTCTTTCTAATCACAAATGAAGAAAAATGACTTTATTAAATCACATTGGAGTCTTTATTCTAATAAGTCTAATATTAAGTTTAATATGGGGTTTTGAGGTATTTAAAAGTAATGAAGTACCTACTTTTCTAGAAATACAATTAGGTAGTGTAACTATATTTCTTATATTAGAAGTATTTTATTGGACTATTCAAATCTTTTTCTTAAACTACTTTAATATATAACAATAACTCTATGGTGTTAGAAAATATAATAATCATTTATGCTATAGTATATTTCTGGTGGATTCTTTATGATTCCACTAGGAATGTTTTCAAACTATTTTTAAATAGTAACCATTACTTCCCGGGAGATGTATTAGATGTACTAGAAAATGTTGATACACTACAACTTAAAGTACATTGGAAACATGGTAAAAGTGGAGGGGGCTATTTATATGAAGTTTACCTATTATGAAAAAGTTTTTAATTTTTGTAGCAGGAGACAAGAATAACAATAAATATTATAATATGATTCAGAATGGATCTGAATTTATTGTTAAATATGGGCGAGTAGGAGGACATGAAACTACAAAGAGATATCCCATGTCTAGATGGGGTCGGACTATCTCTAGTAAATTAAGAAAAGGGTATAAGGATATTAGTGATTTGAAAGCTGTAAAGACTGTTGTACAGTCTAAATCAGGTAATACAGACTTTGATAACTTTTATCAAGTCTTTTCTAAATACACTAAAGGATCAGTATCCTCTTCTTATTTAGTAGATACTACTACACCGCAACAAATACAAGAAGCACAAAAACTTCTTGATGAAATTACTGCCCTTAAGAAAGTAAAAAAGATAAACAGTAGATTAGAAGAATTATACAAAGTAATTCCTAGAAGAATGGGTAAAGTATCTGACTATCTCATTAGTGATGTAGCTCAAAAAAATACTTTGTTAGCTAGGGAGCAAAATGCATTAGATGGTATGGATTCAGCTAATGTCATTAATACAGTTAATCCATATGAAGATTTGAACATTGAGTTTAAAGAGTTAGATCAACCGCCTACGTGGTTACGTGATAAAATAGAAGCAACCAATACGGGTTATAGGCGTAGAGACATTTATAAATGCTTTAAACTAGCTACGCCACGTTTAGAACGATTTGAAAATTGGATTAAAGATCAAAAAAATCCTGTTACAGAACATTTATTTCATGGCACTCGTTGTCCTAATATTTTCTCTATTCTTAAATCTGGGCTTATGATTCGTCCAACTAATGCTGCGTATATTTCAGGTGCAGCATATGGTGATGGTATTTATATGAGCAAGGATACAGGGAAATCATTAGGATATGTAGGTAATGACCCTGATGCTTTATTTCTCATATCTAATTGTCATATAGGCAAACAATATGAGTATAAAGGATGGTATAGAGACGGAAAAGACATTTCTAGAAGTGAAATGTCTTATCAAGGGATGAAGAAACGTAATTGTGATTCTTTGTATGTACATTCTGGTGATGGTTTACTGTCCTCTGAATTAATTTTCTACAAAGAAGATCAAGTAGTTATTGATTATATTATTTGGTTTAAATAAATTTAATTATGAATGTAACTAAGATCATTAGAAAAGTGGTAAAAGAATTAATCTCTTTAAGAGGAGAAATTACTACTTTAGAAGTCAAGAATCGACTTATCAGTATTTATGATACTGTCAAGTGGAACCAATCACTTGTATCTGGTACTATGGATCTTCTCTGTAGTAATGGACTTATCAAGAATTTACAATTTAGGGATAATGGTAAGTATCGTACTTATACAATTCCTAAACAGAAAAAAGAAGTAATATCTGTTAATAAAACTAAATTACAACAGATATTCATGGATCCAAGCGGAAAATTCCAAACAGTAACATGGAAAGCAGCGAGTGGAGAAAGAACTTACTCATTGAAAGCAAGTCGAAACAAGAATAACAATGGGTATATTGAAGTATATACTTCTAAAGGAGAGTTTAAATTAGTAGACCCAAGAACCATTTTGAAAATTAAAGCAAATGGAAGTATCTACAAAAAGAAATAAGATTCAAGAGGAAGGGCTTGAATCTTGGATTGAGAGAGGGGGCAACTCCTCTCTCATCATCTCTCAAGGGGTTGGTAAGAGTTTCATAATGTATAAAGCCTTTTACAGAGCTTTAACATTAGGATGGATTACTAATACTGATCCTATTTTTATCTTTTCCTTTACTAAAGACCAAGGCTCTAATTTAAAAAAAGAAGCTAGTGTCTTTGAATCTGTGTATGGAAAAAATCCTTTAAAAGATTTTAACCTTGAGTTCTGGTGCTATCAAAGTATTCCTAGGCACCCAAGAACGTTTGATGTTTATGATGAGCTTGATGCTACCCTCACCCCTGAATACATGAGAAATCTTACTCAATCTCCAGCACGTTACAAACTAGGTCTTACAGGAACAGAATCAGCAGGAGAATATGTATTCAAAGATATAGCAGAGCAAACTGGATTAGTTCAATCAGATGCTTCTACAAGAATGGGTAAAGTAACTCATTTAATTACTAAAGGACAATTGATTGAGATTTATTTACCTGTATCGTATAGGTATACCCGAGAACAAGCAGTTCTAGATGGTATTATTGCAGATATGCAAACAATCATCATAAACCATACTCTTGATGATACTCATAAAAGAATTTGGTACAGATCCCGAAAAAAAACCAAAAAAGAAATTGTTCCTAAATATACTGAAAAGGAATGGTATGCAAAAAAGAAAGGAGCTATACAATACCAATATACTCCTACTAGAGCTAAACAAGTAATAGGACAACAGATGAGTAGATTTTTATATAATTTACCATCTAAAGCAGTAGCAGCTAAGAAATTACTTAAGTTACTGCCCGGAAAGACTATTATTTTTTCTGAACGATTAGCTTTATTAAACTTAATTACTCCTAATGTAGTTACTAGTAAGGCGTCATCATCCTTTGTAGTAGACAATATCTTTTATAATAAAAAGAAAGTAAAAAAGGATGGACAAGATGTGTTTAGGTATCTAAAACGTCATTTACTAGAGCTTAAAGAAAAATTCATTACTCAAACAGAGTATGATACTGTAAAAAGTATTTGGCTTACTACAAGAGTAGAGTCTAAGATACTCTTTGAAAAGTTTAATAGAGGTGAAATAACCGAAATAGCATCGTCTAAGGCTATAGGAAGAGGTATGACACTAGATAATGTAGATAATGGTATATTACTATCATATGGATCTAAACATACCCCTATGAGTCAGAAAGTAGCTCGAACATGGCGGACAGATGGTAAATTAAAAAAGACTGCCAATTTATATGTATTTAGAACTATAAATACGTATGAAGAAGCATGGTTTGAATCTATGCAATATATTTATGGCACAGATAAAAAATTAATAGGAAAAATGGACTTGAATATAGTTAGAGAAATACCATCCTTAGCTTTAAGTCTCCCTAATTTTAAATTATGAATGAAGAATTATTAGAGTGTATATCGCCTGAAAGACGGTGGTTAGCTAAATTTGTAATTTTAGCAAGTACAGAAGGAGGAAATCTATATGATTTTATAACAGAACCTAAACATGGATTTCAATTTAAGAAACAACTTCATGATGTTATTAATGAAATTGTCTTGAAATTTTATAACGAAGGACATATAGATTTATATTCTGGAGAACATACCAGAATAAACTTTATAAAACCTATTTATGCTACATTTATATCTAACTTAGGCAATGTAGTAGAGAAAGCTCGTGGGTATTTTAAGAAACAATACAGTGGATATTCCCATTACCATGGTGATCCTCAAAGTATTAGTGAATTAATTGGGAAATGGAGAATCAAATATCCTCATTTAGATGTAGAGCTAATCCCTATGGCCTGTAAAGCTTATATAGATGATTGTAAAACTTCAGACCGTGCTTTAAAACGTATGGGAAACTTCATCCTACAAGAGAAAAATGGAGTAGTAGAATCTGATTTAGCTATGTGGGTAGATAACCTAACAGATAAAAACGATGTACAAGATCAAACCAAAAAAGACACCCTTATATGATAGGTATAATAAAGCTAGAGAAGAAAAGCTACAAGGAAAGATTAACTATATTCCCTTCTATGAATCTTTACCTAGATTCTCAGAAGCCTTTCCTGGTTTAATTCCTAAATCTTCTACAGTAATTGCAGCGAGTAAAGGGACAGGAAAGACAAAACTTACAAAATTTTTAAGTATATTTGTACCCTTCTTTTTTAAAAAGAATAATCCTACATTAGATTTTAACTTCACAGTAATATGGAATAGATTAGAAGAAAGTGAAGAAGAGTTTAAAGATGGATTAATGGTCTTATATCTAGAACAAGTACATAAAAAGAGAGTTACTCTTAATGACTTGAATGGTTATTCTAAAAGGCCTTTAGATAAGGAGATAATAAAGTTAACCTTAAAAGGGGAAGAATGGGTTCAAGAAATAATGTCTCATGTTATTTTAATAGATGAACCTACTCCTGGAGGCTTTTATAGAGCATGTCGTAGAGAATTATATAAGAAGGGTACTGTTTATGTAAAAGGAATAGAATATCCTATCCAAAATGATAACTGGAAAGAAATACCTAAGAACTTTACATATGTACCCAATGATCCTAATCATATAGTGGTACCAGTGTTTGATCATTTAGGTCTTATGAGACCTGAACAAGGTCTTACATGGTATGAGAGTGCAGAGAAATTATCTGCATACTATATTAGACGACGTTTATCATTGATATTTCAGACTTCTCCCATTTTAGTCCAGCAACGGGAGGCAGCATCTCAAACTACTGCCTACAACTATAAGGGAGGACAAATACTTCATAAAATTGAACCTAAGATTACAGACTTAGGTAAGATTAAAGTAACAGCAGATGATGCCTTAACGGTTATCATGTTATTTAACCCTGCTAGATATGAAGTAGATGATTATAGAGGTTATGATATCAATAAACTAGGGCATAATCAAAGAATCTTATTTGTAAGAAAGAATCGTAGAGGAAAAGAAGGACTAATACTACCTTTAGAATTTGATGGCTTGACAGGCATGTTTAAAGAATTACCAAAAGCTAATTCACCTGAAATGCAAGCTGTCTATAATAAATATTAAATGGAACTACCTACAAAACTTGTTAAAGCGAAGAGCGTGAATCCAGCCACTATGTTGATCTATGCACCTCCTAAATTAGGAAAGAGTACTATCATGGCATTATTAACTGAGAAGTATCCAAATTCTTTAATTATTTCCAATGAACCGAATGGTTATAATTTTTTAGATGCTATCGTTAAAGAAGCCTTGGATCCTGCAACATTTAGGAGTGTTATAGCAGCTATTGAAGAAAGAAATAAGACACAAAAACTTGAGTATCTAATTGTTGATACAGTAACCCAGATGGATAGTTGGAGTGAAATAGTGGGTACTTTAAGATACATGGAAACATCTCAAGGGAAAAAATTCAATAGAATTGGAAAAATAGCAGGTGGAAAGAAAATTTCACCTAATAGTACTAATTTTGAGACAGTGCATGATATACCTCAAGGCTATGGATATAAACATTCAAGAGCAGTTATGATTGATTGGTTTGATCAATTAAGTAGATTAGCTGATCATGTTATATTTGTAGCGCACGTAAAAGATAAATTAGTATCATCTACTTTAGGAGAGTCTATTACTGCTACAACTATTAATTTAACTGGTAAAGTTAAAGACTTGTATTGTGCGAAAGTAGATGCTATTGCTATGTTAGTAACAGGCGAAGATACCTCAGAACGATATTTGTCCTTTCAAGCAAAGGATGATATTAAATTTATGGGCAGTCGTGCTCCTCACCTAAAAGGAA